AAAGAACTCTATGTAACTTCCGTTACTAAACTTATACTTAAGCATTGACTTATTGAATTGTACATCATTATAACGATTAGTCATCATCATAATCTTTAAGAAGTCTTTTAAGGCACCTCTACGTAAATGTGGTATAGACTCACTTACCACGCTTATTTCTACATTAGATGACCTTATAGCTCTATCTATGAGGATAGGTAATATGCCAAACGTTTTACCAGCTGACGTACCACCTTGAACTATCTTTTTACGTTTCTTAAGTTTAAGAAGTTTTTTAATTGCAGTTGTTACTACAAACATTAAATATCTGTTATGTTAAATAAAGGTTGTTCAGTGTTTAATGTGATGTCTTTTGTTTCTCTTGGTTTGCCAGCATAGTAATGATAGAACATTTGTATAAATTTAAACTCTCCTGATTCTATTCCTTTTTTTAAAGCTTCATAAGCCTTAGGTTCTAATGGTGTTAATCTTTCTATTAATTTTATTTCTTCTGCTTTTGATTTTCTTCCAGCAGTTGTATGTCCTCCATTATTTTTTCTTTTGTCCATAATTAAAAAAGATTATTATTAATTTTTTTATATAACAATAATATTTATTTTTTGTTATCTATAGACTTTAGTATTTCAACCATAGCATTAATTCTAAATTTAGCAGGTTCAAGTTGAGAATCAGGGATTTGTTTTATTATATCCTGTAGTTCTTTATCTATATTGGTTTCTAGTCTTTTCTTTATTTTTTTGTATTTCTTATTTAATGTATTATATTTTTCTTTTAAAGGTATTAAAGAATTGTCTTCAATAATATTATCATAGTTACATTTAAAAAGTTTTGAGTATTTATATAATTCTGGAAAAGTATTGTTTATAGAGTATAGTACGGATGCATGATGTTTATTTACTGTATTACCTATTTGTTGTAACGATAATCCTGTTCTATCTCTACATATTTTAAAATATATAGCTCTTGCATATACGTTTTTTCTATTTCTTTCTTTACTATCCAAGCTTATCCCTGTTTCTCTTTCTACTAGTTTCTTTATCGTGTCTGTTGTCATTGTCCTTTATTTTTATTTCTAATTTTTTATTATCTAATAATTTTATTATTTCTACTAATATTGAAAATTTAATCCATTGTAAAGCTGTATGTATTCCTGCACATTCTAAATATAATTGCTTACTTTCATACTCCTCTAACATCAGTTGTATTTCTTCTATAGAAATTCCATTTTGAAATTCATATAAAGCTAATTGATGGTATTCGTATATAATTATGTTTTTTAGTCCACTAGATTTCAAGTTGTCTTTGTTGTAAGTCTATAGCTTTTACATAAGAAGAATCATTTATAAATGACTTACGTATTTTATCTAATATATTTTCACGGTTGTAAAAAGGTTCTATGTAAGCATAGTCTTTTTTTAATTGTATAAATATATAATAATCTGCTTTTAAATTATTATCTATATTGTCTATAAAACAATTAAATGTATAAGACTTTTTACTTGTTGTTTTAACTTGATATGTATAGCCTTTTTCGTCTGCAAAATCTATTTTTTGGTAATCTCTATCTGCCTTTTGTTTAAATAGTTGTTCGTCTTGGAAGTTACATCTAAACCATTTTCTAAATAATGTCTCTCCTATATAACCTACTGTTTGGTTTTTTAACTCTTCTTCTATTCTTATTTTTGCTATATATTTTCTCATTCTGTTCCTGCTATTATATGATCTGTATTTTTTACAAAGTTATTATTTATCATTTTACCTTTTCTATTTTTTATTTCTAACCAAGCACCTTCAATAGCAGATTCTATATTAAACCCTGCTAATTCAGATAAAGATGTTAATACTACCACTATATCGCCGACAGCGTCAGACATTTCTGTTTTATCTTCTTTTAATATTGCTTGAGCTAATTCACCACATTCTTCTTGTAGTTTTATATATTGTGTTTTAATATCACCGTTAGTTAGTATACCTTTATCTTTAGCCCAGTTTCTTATTTCTTTATATCTCATAATTTTTTCGCTAATTGTGTTACATCAAAATTAGATCTACCACATAAAGGATATAAGTAAGTTCTACATGGCGTACCTTTTTTGATTACTTTATTGTTAGATAATGTAATGTCGTTTTCTAATATAATATCTTGTTTACCATTATAACCAATAACTTCTCTATCAGGTTTTTCTATATTAATAGATCCGATACATTTATTATTAACCATGTAATCAACAAAATATCCTAAATGTTCAAATTTTAATCCGTAATGTAAATGCATAATGTTAAGTTTTATAATTTTATATATACAAATATAAACAAGTTTGTTAATAAAAAAAATATTTAATGGTTTTTTTTATAATGTCTTTCATATATATGTAAGTTTTGTGCATAATGTGTATAAAACCCTTGATCGCATTGTAAATTATGTGAAACTAATTTATGTAATTTTAAAAAGCAATATGCATCATTACAAAAACCAAACCATAAATCATTGCTTCTCATTAAAACAGTCATGTGTAATTTATCAGAATCAGGTGTAAAATAAAATTGTATTGATAATGTACAAGGTGTATCCTTAGAATACTGTGAATGTTCTTTCCCATCATAAATAGATATTAAAGCACGCCTTGAGTATTTATCCCTTTGTAGTTCTTTTACAACATAACCTATTTGGTCATTTCTATTCCATTGCCAACCGTAGTTAGAATTTACATAACCTCTCTCATCCATATGGTTGTACCAAATTTTAGCTACCTTGGCTATTTCTTTAGCTGATCTATCCTGGGACATATACCATTCCCATTCTTTTTCAGCATAGTCTATTTTAAATTTTCTGTAAGGTGTAGTTACTATTTTTTTACTTGTATCTAATATTTTAAACATTTGATTGTATAAAGCCTTAGTGCCTGTTTCTATACTATGAGGCTGTGAATCAAGCTTTTCATAATAAAATTCAAATGCATCTGTTATTGTTTCAAATTGCCACATACTAAAATAATTTTAATTCATTAATAATTTCCTTTTTGTTTACTGTAAGTGATTTATTAATTAAGTCTTTAAATGCAATATCTATATCACAATGAGTTTTACATACGTTATAAGATAATTTTCTCATGTTAGATCTTAATTTTTTATTATTACTTAATTCTACTATTTGATCTACAGTAGAAGTTAAATCTTCCTTATTACTATATACAAAACAATTTAAATCGTAAAAGCTATCACCTTGGATATGGTAATTATTTTTAGCCCAATGCTCATCAACAACTGCAATCATACCACTATTAACCATTTCTAATGTTGAGTACTCTATAATATTACTATATTGTTGTAAAGGTAAATTAAAAAAATTAGCTCCAAACATATTGTTTGATAATAATTCTAAAGTAGACATTCTTTCATAAGGTCCATAGACGTGTAAATAATCTAAATCTTGCTTGTCTACAATACTTTTATTTCTATACTTGATATTTGGGTGCTCACCTTGTTTTAAATCTTTATTATTTATAGAAAAGAATTTAGTTTTAGCACCAATAGACTTTTCAATGCCTCTAGCTTCACAAATTATATTATGTTTAGATAATAATGGTTGTAACTTTATCATTCTTTGAGGGTCCTTAAATGTAGCAAACCTACCTAAGTAAGATAACTTTTTAATTTGATCCTCTTTAATTAAATGATTTAATTTGCTAAAATCATGACCATTGTTAAAAAACATAACTGGTGTAGTAATATTTAGTTCTTTAATTTTTTTATAAAAAACAGTACCTTTACCAAAGGTAAAAGCTGCATCCATATCTTTAACTATTTCCCAAATATTATAGTTTCTGTTTAAGCTCATTATGTGATGATCATTTTGAAATATAATTTTTTTTGGTTTAGTTACGTTTACAACTAATTCATTAAAAAACTTTTCTTTATAATAGTCACTATTTGATTTACTTGGTAAAGATTGATAAAAAACAATATCACTATTATTTAATTTGTTTTTAATGTCTATTATTTCTTCGTTATTAAATTCAATTATATTTACGTCCTGTGAATTTTTTCTGCCCCACCTTTTATCCTTAGTTGCATATGTAGTACATTCATAACCTTGCTTTAATATATATCCTTGTAACTCTGTAGCAAACCTTGTTACTCCACAGCCTTCGATACCTCTTCCTAATAATATAGATATTTTCATGATGTTTTATTTTTATTTAATATTTCTCTTACAGATTCTAAATATAATAACGCATCCATTAATTCTTCTTGTACATCTATTACAAACCTATTAAGGTCTTTAATTTCTCCTTTTATTTCTTCCATCATTGTACCACCATACTTTTCTTGACCTATAATGCTACGTTGATCTATTTTACTAATTACTTGTCTAACTATCTCGTCTTTTGTTTTTATTTTCATTGTGTTCTTAATTTTAAAAGGTTATAACATTGTATGTATTTTAGCTTTGCTTTTGATTTGTATATTGTTTTAAATAACTCGTATGTCTTTTTTGTAAATTGATAATGTGTTTTGCAATTTTTAAATAATTTTTTAGCGTATGCTTTACCATAACCTTTGCAATAATTAACATTGTCTGCGCCATCGCCAATAATCATTTGCTCGTAGAAGTTATATAAAGCAGCACTTTCACTTATATCATATATGCATTTATGTTTGTAATGATAGTTATATAATAAACATGGTAATTGTTTATAGTCTTTGTCTATAGAGACTATTATAACGTTATCTCTACCTATTTCATTTGAAAGTTCATACCAATACTTTGCTACAAGATCATCAGTTTCAATACCATATCCTCGTTTAGTACTATATATAGCGTGTATATCATCATGTAATTTAAATAATAATTTAGGATGGTCTTGTTTTTTTCTATTAGCTTTATAATTAGAATCTAATATTTTTCTAAAGTTACCTTTGCTTCCAGTAAAGGTTATTACTTTAACTATTTCATAGTTTTCTTCCAATGTATTTATTATAGACATAAAT